TTAGTACTAGAGCTAAGGCCGAGATAGATAGACTTTTAGTAGCTGCATTCGCAATGTAGTTCTAATTCGATAGTGTGTTGTTGTTGTAGAGGTCGTTCTTGAGAGAGAGCGGCCTCTTTTTTGCATGCGGGTACCCCGCTGCGCAGCAACCCAACCTTCTCAGAGAAGTTACCGTAGGAGAATTCCTATATAGAGAGCGGGGTCAGGGCCTTGGGAGGCCCCATGCCTTTTATTTTTTTTGCGCGGGAAAATTTTTTTATATATAGGAACGTTCCTAAAAAAAAGCCGCTCCTGTAATAGGAACGACTTTTAATACTATACTTACCGCGGAGATCGTATAGATTTGATTTACTTTTTCTTCAATAGTGCTACCAATACAAATAGAGCAACTAGTCCAATAAGACCATTCTCTCCACCTATAGTAGAAACTATGCTTGTAACATTACCGATAACATCTGCTCCGAAGAGAGCTCCTTTACCAAATAATATTTCTGCTAATACGCTAATAGAAACTAATGCTAGTCCTATGTCAGTGATAGCGGACGCGCCGCCTTTTATGTATGTTATTATATCATTCATGACCAATATTTAATCAATATTTCAAGGAGTTTTTCCTTTAGAAATATACAAACACTGGGTTTCATATAGAGAGATATCTCTCTTTAATAAAAAAAATTTATAAAATTACTTCTTTTCTATCAATTAGAATTTGTCTATTAGCTAATTGTTCATCGGCTATCTCATCTTTAGACTTACCAAAGTAAGCAACTCCGTAATTGTTCTCTATAAGAAAGGTATTAACATTAGTACCATCTAGTGTAACTAGCTCACCTAAAATTCTACCATACTTACCTCTACTATCATCGGTTTTGGTTTGGAGTACAATAGTTGAGCCCACCGGGCAATATTCTAACACTTTAGACTTAGCTAGATTACCAAACACCTTCTCTACTTTATCTCTGGTTCTGCTCTCTGGGGTATCTATACCGTACAAGCGAATGCGCTGTTTCTTTAACCATACACTAAAACCTAAATCTATATCCACATCAACGGTATCACCATCAACAACTCTAGTTATAACTGCTTTATATTCATACATATTTTTATTTAAGACCATCTGAGACAAATCCGCGCTTTGTTTGGTGTCGGGGAAAAATGCGCGATTGTATAAATAATAGTATGAGTGAGTATTCTAAATTATCTAAAGAAGAGCTTGAAGAACTTGGCCGTAAATATGGGCTTGAGTTAGATAGAAGGCTCTTAAAATCTAAAATGGTTAAACAGCTTGAAAATTATATCTCTTCTTTATCTAAGGATGAGCTTGAAGAGTTAGCAAGAGAAGATGGCGTTGAGCTTGATAAGAGGCTAACTAAAGACAAGCTTGTAAAGCAGGTTGCTGATATAGATTCACCAGCTGAAGAAGTAAATGAAGTAGTAACTGATGTAGAATCAGATGAAGAAAGAAGACAAAGACTTCGTAATCTTAACATCTAATTGATTAAATAATTACATGGGCTTAGGAGACAACATTGCTTTTTTCAACGAAACAACCTTTGGTTTAGGAGATGAACAATCAACTACAACAGGTGTATCTGGATTACATTATCATCCAATAGCAGCTGGATCAGGTGCAAAGGTTATATTCAATAAACTTAATTTACTTGCAACTAGTCCCGATTCAGGAATCGGAGCAGGTGTCAAAACGATAAGTGCTACTATTGAGGATGTAGTATATGCAGTAAATGTAAATGGTGCTTATCATGGCGAAATAATTTCAATTGTGAATGAAAAGAGATTATCTACACAAATTACAGTCAATTCAGGAACAAATTTTCAAGCAGCGACTGCTACAGGATTTAATTCAGTTGGCCCAACATTAAGAAGATTAAATCAATTAGGTTACGTATAAACAATTTAATATATTATATATATAAAGCGTGATTGTTCCAGAAATGATCACGCTTTTTTTATGGGAACTCAGATATAATAATAATATGATTTTATTAAATTGCAAATTCAATAGTAAGGTAAAGGAACTTTTTAAAAAGGTAGATATAAATTTAAAGGAACTGGAACGTTTTTCTAATTTTATCTTAAATGAATATAAAGGAACTAGAAAGGTATGGGTATATGATTTGGATATAAAACTTATAGATTGTAATACTTCCGGATATTATTTTGGTTCCGATTTAATTGAAATAGGGAAAAGAACTACTAAACGTTCTAAGAGTAAAAAGAGGGAATGGTATCTTAGTTCCTATTTTCATGAGTTATGTCATTTTGCTCAAGATAATTTAGATAAAGTAAGAGAGTCTAAATTAGATTATACTGAGGAAGATGCCTCTAAATGTACTGATAAGTATTATAGGAACCCTCATGAGATTCAAGCAAGGCAATGGGAAGAAAAATATACACCTGCTTATATTAAATTATTTTATGAATCTTGAGGCCATAATCGAGCTTTCATGTACTCGATATCTTTCTTTATTTCAGCAATATCTACTTCCATTTCTTTCATACTCTCTGTAATAATAACATCCCCATTTGGAGTAATGAAATTACTAACTAATGTTTCTATTTTTTCTACTAAAGGTAGTAACTCTCTAATTTCTGTTTGATTGGCCAATGCCATAAAACGTAATGTTTGGGTTTCAGTTTCTAAACTTTCAATTTTTAATCTAATTATTTCTTGATCTTTTATATAAACTTCTTGTGTTACATATTGATTGTTTAACCATAGAGCGGCCAAGGCTCCTAAACCAGCTAATACAAAAGTAGCAAAATTTAAATTATCTAGTGCAGAGCGAAAGAAAGAAATAGATTTTTTCATTTAATATATATTTATTAAATTAAATAATATTAATGAGTGATCAAACAAAAATTTTTAATTTATATGAAAAAAATTTAAATCAATCTGCTATAGGATTTATGCAGCAAAGAGACCCTCAAAAAAATCTTAAATACAGACCTAAAGATGCACCAGGAGGGCAGTCTTATAATAGATATGGATTACCTACAGTTCATGCTGCTAAAGTAAAAGGTGCACCGGTAGTACCTAACGGTATAAGTGGCGATGAAGAAATGTCAATTAAAGGTTATGGTGTTATTGATAGTAGCCAAGCTATTGGAATGCTAAATAGATTAAAAGACGATATACATAAACTTATAGATAAAAACGTAACCGGGGCAGTATTAAAAAGTAAAATTGATTTATATACGTCTATTATAAAAGAAATATCTTGATATTGAAGAATTATATACTATAATTAAATGTGGCTGATGTATTAGAATTAACTTGGGATAATGTTGACTTTTTACTGAACTGTTTAAGTGATGAACTAAAAAGAAAATCTACTAAATATGATACTATTGTTGCTTTAGGTAGAGGGGGTTTAATACCTGCAACTACTTTAAGTTATAAATTAGGAATACTTAGTTTGTATAATTTAGGTATCAGTACAAGAGAAGATCAAGGAAAATATAAAGAAACGTTAGTATATCAAAAACCAAATAATCTAAGTAAAGATTCAAAAATATTAATAGTAGATGATATTAATGATAGCGGACGAACTTTTACTGCAGTTAAATCTATTCTACTTTCAGAATATGGTATAGATGATACTAATGTATTATACGTTAGCTTAGTTCAAAGAGAAGGAACAGAATTTTTTAAAAATACTATTTCTGGTAATATTTTGCATACTTCACGCTGGTTAGTGTTTCCTTGGGATAAATAATTAAGTGAGGGCCAGACCATTTTATTTTGAAATTAAAGATATGTTAACGCAGTTTGTTGCTGCGTTTGATGATATAGTTATAGGTCGATTTAATAAACATAGAGAAGAAAAGGATAAAATTCAAGTTAGATATGTGTATGCTCCTAAACAAAGGGTATTATACGATTTAATTAATGAAAATAAAACTTTAACATTACCAGTTGTTTCAGTTAGTGTAAAAAATATATCTCGAGATACAAGTAGAGTTTTTAATAAGTTAGATGGATTTTATTATCAAGGTAAAATAGGAGATGATTCAGTATCTAGACATATTAAATCTCCTGTACCAATTAATATTTCATTATCAGTTTCAGTCTTAACTAGATATCAGACTGATATGGATCAAATTCTAAGTAACTTTGTACCTTTTTGTAACCCATATGTAATTATATCTTGGAAAGTGCCAGAAAAATTTAACTTAAGTGTTGAACAAGAAATAAGAAGTGAAGTATTATGGACCGGTGATGTTAGTATGCAATATCCAACAGACTTAGCTTCTAATCAAAAGGCTAGAGTAACTGCTGATACTTCATTTACTATTAAAGGTTGGTTATTTAAAGATACTGATAACCCATCAGGTAATATATTTTATATTGATACAAATTTTCATAATGAAACAGAATTAGAATATTATGATAATTTTGAATCATTATCAGGTAATACTTATACCCATGCACCATCTACTCTTTTAGAACAAAAAATTGAATCGCGTAGAGTTAAAGGTTCACCTTTTATAACTGATATTTTTTATAATAATGTTTTATTACAAGAAGATTTAACTTTATGTCCTTTCAGTTCTGGTAATGTAATTTTAGCAGGTGAAGGATTTAGTAATACTGATACAGTTTTATTTAGCTGCAATAATGAATCAGCTTATACAAGTCTAACTACTTTTTCTAATTTTGATTTACAAGAGCCGGTATCAGGTCAACCTATACCGTTTACAATTTTAAATGATAATTTATTAATTTTTAATTCACCTGTAATAGAAAGTGGTAGGTGTACATTTATACCGCTTAATATAATTGGATATGATTCTTCATTTTTATCATTTATGGACCCTTTATGCGGTAGATGTGGTAGAGGTATAAGTACTTTTATTGATATAGGAGATTTTGCTCCAGTAATTAATTTAAATGGTCATAAAGTAATTAATATTCCTGTAAGTGGTACATATATTGAACTAGGTGCAACTGCTATAGAAGATTGCCCTGATGGTATATTACCTGTAGATATATATGGTGATACAGTTGATACCAGTATATTAAATAGTACATATACCATTCTTTATTCAGCAGCAGATGCTGCAGGTAATATAGGTACTAATTTTAGGACTGTAAATATAGTAGATGTTACAGCTCCAGTAGTTACTATAAATGGTTCAAATACTATTAGTATTGAATGTGGTACTACATATACTGAATTATGCGCAACTTCAACTGATAATATTGATGGGTCATTACCAGTAACGATTGCTGGTGATACTGTTAATAATCATTCACCCGGCACTTACATAGTACAATATTTAGCAACAGATTCATCTGGTAATGTAGGTTCTACTACTAGAACTGTTACAGTTGTCGATACTACTGCACCAGTTGTAACTTTAAGTGGTGCTAGTACTATAACTATTGAATGTGGCGACACCTATAATGAATTAAATGCTGCAGCTAATGATGCCTGCGATGGAGTATTACCAGTAACTATCGGTGGTGATACAGTTAATATACATTCACCTGGTTCATATACGATTTTATACTCTGCAACTGATTCATCTGGTAATACAGGTACAAATACAAGAACAGTTGTAGTAGAAGATACTACTGCTCCTGTAGTGACTTTAAATGGTTCAAGTCCTGTTACAGTTGGTTTAAGTAGTACATATATCGAATTATCTGCAACAGCTAATGATGCCTGCGATGGAGTATTACCAGTAACTATTGGAGGCGATACTGTTAACACTAGTTTAAGTAGTACTTATGTTGTTACATACTCTGCTACTGACTCTTCAGGCAATACTGGTACTAATACAAGAACAGTAATAGTTTCCGGTACCCCACCGGAGATTACTTTAAATGGTACTTCTTCAGTATCTGCTGAATGCGGTAGTACATATGAAGAACTATCTGCAACAGCATTTGATAATGAAGACGGATCATTACCGGTAACAATCGGCGGTGATACAGTTGATACAAGTATAAAAGGAACATATGTAGTTACATATTCAGCAACTGATTCAGATGGCAATACTGTTACTGAAAATAGGACAGTAAATGTATTAGATACTATTGCCCCAGTAGTAACTTTAAATGGAACGAGCCCCTTATCCACTGAATGTGATTCTATATATACAGAATTATCTGCAACAGCTTTAGACGCCTGCGATGGGGTGTTACCTGTAACAATAGGAGGCGATACGGTAGATAATAGTATGAAAGGAACATATACAGTTACATACTCTGCTACTGACCATTCAGGTAATGTAGGTACTAATACTAGAACGGTGGTTGTAGTTGATACAACTGCACCGGTAGTAACATTAAATGGTACGACTCCAGTATCTGCTGAATGTGGTTCCACTTATACTGAATTATCTGCAATAGCTAATGATGGGTGCGATGGTACAGTACCCGTAACAATTGGAGGTGATACAGTTGATACAGGTACAAAGGGAACATATGTAGTCCCATATTCAGCAACTGATTCATCTGGTAATACAGGTACAAACACAAGAACAGTAAACGTTTCTGGTTCTAGCTCCTCACTAAATCATTGCTTAACTTCGCAAAGTTTTAATAATAGTCATTTATTTAACGCCCCTCCTTGGAACATTAGTAATAGTATAAAATTTGTAGCTGGTAGTTCCACCCCACCAACAACTGGGTGGAAATTAAATTCATCAGGTCCTGTAACTGAACCTGCAGGCTATTTAACTGCTGAGCGTACACATGCATGTTTAAGAGGTATTATTATAGAAGTTGATAGTGCAGGTAATATTATTGATTCTATTCAAGCAGGTACTACAACACCTAATAATTTAGATTTAAAGACTTTATTGATAAATTCTAGTGTTACATCAGGTTTATCTGCAGGTTGTTATTCGTATATTTTCCAATTTTATGGTTGGTATAAACCCGGTGATGCCACAGGTGGAGGGCCTGGCTCAGCAGCTGGCGGTGCTTTATGGGCAAGTGCTGATGATGAATACCGTATTTACAATGCGTTTAGAGATAATGGTTACCCTGGATATTGAATAATTAAATAAAAGAGATATTGTATAGCAATAGTAGTAGTATTAAATAATAATAATGGCCGACCAAAATAATAGTAGACCTCAATCTGGTTTTTTAAAAAATTTAGTAAATAAATTACCTTATCAGTCTGTTGACTTTAATAAAGTTTTAGGAGATTTAAATCCGAAATATAATACTTTTGAAGAAACTGGTATGAGAAGAGTTGAAGCTTTAGCTAAGAACTCTATCTTTTATAGCAATGATTTTAATAATACAGGCGCCGGTCAAGTAAGTGTTGATGGTAATTATAATGCTTTAGTTTATGCTAATGTAGAAGAAAATAAAAGCGGTAGAATGAGAGATTATCGCATTATGGCAGCATTTTCTGAAATTAGTGATGCGTTAGATGAAATTTGTGATGAATGTGTTAATAAAAATGAAGACGGTGATATAGTTAATTTAACCTTCAGAAATACTGATATTGATGAAGAAAAACAACAAAAAATTAAAGACGAATTTGAAAAGTATATTGATTATTTTAATTTAGAAAAGAAAGGTTTTGAATATTTTAGACAACTTTTAATTGAAGGTGAAATATATTTCGAACATATTATTCATCAAGGTTATACTGATGATGGTATATTAGGTGCAGTTTTATTACCTAGTGATCTTATAGATCCGATTTATGATAATATACAAAATATGATCATTAAAGGTTATATTTTACGTAAGCCAATATTCGATCCTAATAAACCTGAAAAGATAGAAAAGTTTGATTTTATTCCAATGGATGATAATCAAGTTTCATATATTAATTCAGGTATATGGAATCAAGATAAAACATTTAGATTACCTTTTATTGAAAATGCTAGAAGAGCATATCGTCAGCTATCGTTAGTAGAAGATGCTATAGTAATATATAGACTAGTCCGTGCACCTGAACGTCTAGTTTTTAATGTTGATGTTGGTAATATGGCTCCACCTAAAGCTGAAGCATATTTAAGAAAATTAATTCAAGAGTATTGGAGTAAAAAGACATTTGATGTTAATCAATCTGGTCAAGTACAAAAATTAAATCCTCAAAGTATGCTTGACTCTTTCTGGTTTGCTAAGAGAGCTGGGTCAGAAGGCACATCAGTTACTCAGTTACAAGGTGGTGCTAACTTAGGTGAGTTAGCTGACTTAATGTATTTTGTTAATAAACTATATAAAGCATTAAAAGTACCTCTTAATAGATTAAACCCTGAAAGTCAATTTGCTGATGGAGAAAATATTTTAAGAGAAGAATTAAAATTTGCAAAATTTGTTATTCGTTTACAACAACAATTTGCTGGTGGTTTAAAAAATGGTTTTATAACCCATCTAAAACTTAAAGGTCTCTTTGAAGAGTATGAACTTAAAGTTCCTAATTTACATTTAGAATTTAATGTACCAACTAATTTTTATGAATTAAGAGAAAGTCAGAAATTAGAACTTAAAGCTTCAAACTTTAATTCATTAGCGAATAATGAATTTGTAGCAGCAACTTATGCACAAAAACGTTACCTTGGTTGGAATGATGTGGATGTAAAGGCTAATAGAGAATTCTTACGTAAGGATGCTGAATTGCAATGGGAGTTATCTCAGATAGGATCAGCTGGTCCTAATTGGAGAGATGAAATGCAACCTGCAGGTGAAGGAGATGTTGCAGGGGGTTTACCTGACGCTGGGGTCGGTGGTATAAGTCCTGAAACACCACCTGACTTTGGAGGAGGACCAGCAGAGGTTGGAACGCCTGAGCCAGTGCCTGAAGCTGAGCCTGCACCTGAAGCTGATCCAGCTGTTTAGTTACCCACGGCCAGAATAAGAGGCCACCAAAATTGTTATCGCATTTTTTTTAATTTATACTTCTGTATATCACTATACAGTTCAGACTATATCTTCATCCTTTCGGATGCTGGACGCTCGTGGGTAGATTATTGTTGGGACTCACTACCTAGTCGTTGCACCTTCCGCAGAACTTAAACCCTCTGCGGCTTGGCTCAGTATTGTCTCTTAGAGAGTTCTACTGAATTCATCCAGTACGGGCATTGAAATTTTAAAGAACAAAATAATATTTAATAATACGCATAACTGACCCCGCTCTCGCTGCGTAAAAGTTATAAAGCATATTTTAAAATGCTTACTATCTATTCCTAGATAGATCAGACTATATCTTCACCATATAATGATGTCGGGCGCTCGTGGATAAAATTACTGTCCGGTCTGGACTCGTTATCTAGTCGTTGCACCTTCTAAAGTATTCCTACTAAAGCTTGGCTCAGGATTGTCCGTTCTGGAGTTTCCCTGAATTCACCCGATATGGGCCTATATTATCAAAGATCAAAAAAATATTTAAGCTACTTTAGCAAAAAAACAATGATATGCAGTATCGTCGATTGTTCCTTCACCTGTTATATAACCAAATGAAAAGACAAAAACATAATATCCATCTTCAGCAGGAAGAGGGTGAACATTTTTTAAAACGTCAATAATAGGGTAACCATAATCTCCTGGGGCGTTTATATGTAAATTCATACCTTTGTTGCCTTTCCAATAATCAAAAATTTGACCATCTTTAATTCGTACAGCTAATAATTTGTACCTATGACCAGCAGCTAAATCCATATTTTCAGTAATTTTTCTATTTCTTTCTACTCCGTTTATTGATGGTAAAACGTAAAGTTGTATTCTTTTATCTTTTGTATCGGCCTGAAAACTAGCACTTGTACTTCTAAAACTTTTATGACCAATATCAGTTAGAGTAGTTGGTTTAATATAAGCTTTTCTATGACCTGAAATTGTACGATGAATCTTAAGTTCAACTAAATGTCCATCTTTATGTTTTACGTAAGATTTATTTTCTTCTGCACCATAAGCTGTTCTTTCGTCTGATTTTGGTCTAAATAATGCTTTACCATTATTAAACATAACACACTCAGTTATAATCTCATCCATTGAGAAGTATCTATTACCACCACTGTCTTCAGCACCCGGGGTTTCAAATGATTGTTTATTAATATTAGGTAAAGATGGAATCATTAGAATTGATTAAAATTACTGAAATAAGCTGATCTAAAATAAACATTTCCTGAAAGCGGTAATGAATCAACCTTAGCACTTACTTCATTTGTGTTTGTAATACCTCTTAGAACCATACTTTCACTAGTCTTAATTAAAAAACGTCGATCATCAGCAAAATTATCATTATCGTATATAAATAGATCTCGTCCGGATTTGTTAGAAA